TGGCTACGAATAAAGTATCGGAAGGGGATGGAGAATTATTATCTGAAAGAGATAAAGAACTTTTATTTGCAGAGATTAAGAGTATAGATCTTCCTGCATTACCCGAAAAATCTGCAGCGTAATGTCGTTCATAGGACTAAATAATAGCTTCTTCAGCAATGTAATGTCACCTCAAGGTGGAGGAGGGCAGGTATTGGCTAGAGTTGATAAAGTTATTTTAGGACCTACTGATGCTAGCGGCAGACCAGATCCTGATTTTGAAGCTAATGGAAGATGGTCTAGTGTAGGCAGTATTAGATATACAGTAATGTACGGTAGCCAACCCGTACCTGCAAATTCACCCGTCATAGCACGACCTACAAATCCGAATATAGCTCAATTTCCGATACTAGGCGAGATAGTAGAATTAATACCGGGACCTTCTAGTAAACTAAACGACGATAGTACCGCTAAACAACTCTACTATAGAATCCCGATTAACCTATGGAATAACGTTCACCACAATTCGTTACTTAACGTAATCACACTACTATCTCAGACACCCCAAACTAAACCAACCTACCAAGAAGCAACAAGAGGTGCTAATTCAGCACCTGTACCTATTTCAAAAGCTATAAAACTTGGTAATACATTTAAAGAAAAATCGTATATAAAGAATCTACAACCTTTCGAAGGTGATATTACGATACAAGGTAGATGGGGACAGTCTATGAGATTCGGGAGTACGGTAAAAGGAGGAGATGCTCTAAATCCGTGGAGTAGTGCTGGTGATAACGGCGATCCTATTACGATTATTAGGAATGGACAAGGAGAGCGTAGCAGTACGAATCCGTTCACAACTACTATTGAAGATATAAATACTGACGGTGCTTCAATCTATCTATGCTCTGGTCAAGTTATTATCATAGCTGATATAGCTAATTTTGTTAATGCTAATCTACTAGCTACGTTTACTGTAGGTAGTAAGTTAGAAGAAGCGCAAGTGCAGCGTCCTAACACCACACCTATAAGTACAGATACTAAATCACCTGCATCACAATCTAAAGCAGAGCTAGAATACGCACAAGCATCATCTAACACAGTAGTGCCTAGCTTAGTACCGCAGAGTAAGACAACAGTAACTTACAATCAACCTGTAACAGGATCTAATCCAACTGCAACAGTTACGACACAAGTTACAAATCCAGACGGAACAGTATCAACAACCGTAATAACAACTCCAATCGACCCAAATCAACCTAAAGATACAGGTCAAATAGCTACTACCGCAATAACGACACCGAACAAAGTTACTACTAGCGAAAGCAATATACCAAATAATTCTGCAGATACTCAAAACCAAGCTAAAGATTCTAAAACTAAGAATCAGATAGTAGTACAGGAAGATGGTTTAGAAGTAATAGAATCAGAAGAATCCAATTTAAGATTCGGATTCGATATAGGTCCTTACGGTGTTTTAGGGAGCGATGAAGCAGATGCACAAGCCCCTGACCCTATTGGTAATTCAAACCAAGAAGTAGGCAAGAAAGAAGGCATTAGAGGCCCTGCAGCAGTATCTAATCTAGGATTCGGACTACCGCTAAGCTTACCAATAGTATTTACCTCTTTCTTGAATAGAGCGAAAACAAAAGATAAAGGTACGCCGACTAAGTTTGTAACGACTCATAAAGGAGTTGATATGTGTGGACCTAATGGAAGTAAAAGGAGTAATTCTACAGAATATGCAAACTATGGTACGATTAATAAATTTGGAGATACTAGAGGTACTACAGGGGATCCGGTATTTGCGGTAGCGGACGGAGTAGTGGTATGGTCAGGGGAGAGAGACCCTAAAGGGTTTGGATGTTATATTTCTATAAAGCATACTATAGGTAGTAAGAAATATACGACAGTTTACGGTCATATACCGCCTCAAAGCATAACAGTAAAATCAGGAGATAAGGTAACTAAAGGTCAACAAATCGCATTAGTGGGTAATGAAGGGGCAGCGGGATTTGCAGCTCCTAATAACTACCACCTACATTTCGAAATCTGGGAAGGAGATGCATTCGTAGGTACGCAAGTAGATCCATTAGACTATATTCCTATCTTCTCAACACTAGGAGGATTTGTGAGTAGCGATAGTTTAAACACTCAAAAATGGTATTCGTAGATGGCAAAAACACCTTACATACCTGATTTAAAATACTCTGGAAATCAGATAATACTTTCCTCTGGAAGAGTTACACTTCATTCCAAAGATGATAGTATAATGATGTTCGGCAAGAAAGCTATAGCATTATCTAGCCTAGGAACGGTTAATATAGAAGCAGCTGAAAAACTCCTTATTAATGCACCTAAAATAGAGTTAGGATTGAGTGCAGAAAAGCGAGGAGAACCTGTAATACTTGGTAAGAAAAATCAAGAGCTTATGACAAGACTTCTTGATGCATTAGCTAAGTTTGGAGATGCTTTATCTAAAATATCTGAGACTGAACTAGAAAAAGCAGTACCCTCTATAATTAAAACAGGAATTATATTATCAAAGACTTGTCCGGAAATTAAAGCGAGTTTATCCGGGTCATTATCTAACATAACCTATACATTATAATGGCGAAAGGCTTAGAAGGAATAATCACGAGTATATCAGCACAGTTAGGTGTTATAGAGAAAGGTATAGATGATATATACTATGGAAGTAAGACGCGAAATACTGGTATAAAACTACCAGGAGGTAAAACTAAAATAAACGGCATTTTACCGCTCGTACAAGAAATCTCGAAATTCGATCTATGTAATATACTAACTTATATAACCTCGAATACTAACCTAAATACAGTAACTGGTCAAAATACAGTAGCAGGAAAAAAACTAAAAGCATTACAAGATAAAGCCAGGAATTTATCAAAGGTATTAGATGGAGGGTCTTTAACCTCGAATACAGTTAAAGATAATTCTAAACTATCTAAGATCAATGAATCACTAAAAGATATACTCGGTGATATTGATAGTGATACTGTAGCTGTATTACCGCAGCTAGCAAATACGAGAAACTATCTAGAAGATATTAGAGGTACTATAGCAGGAGTAACGACAGAGTCTAGGAATTTAAACACAATTCCTAATGCTGAAGTGCAGAGAGTTCTAAATAAAATACGCGGCGTACAGTCAACACTATACTCTCTTTCGAATATGAGTAGTGTTCAAGATGCATTAAATTTAGCTAATAACGCTGCCGGACTCAATGTAGCTAACCAGTTAAGGGAGCTTCAAAAAGTAGTAAATCCTGCTCAACTATTACCTGCTTTCAAGCAAATAGCGAACACTCTTAATAGTCTAAATCAAGCAGTTCTAAAAGTACTTAATTTCGTAAAAATCCTACAAGTTATAGGTAAAGTAGAACAAGTTCTTATAAAGGTACTAAATATAATCGCAGAAGTGCTATCCTTTATACCGACACCGAATATGACCACAGTAGTTACAGTAACGCAGAAATTCTCAGATGCTTTACAGAGGATAAGGAAGTTAATAGAGGAGGTATTAAAAAGAGTCGTAGAGATACAAGCGTTAGTAGAGCTTCTCTACAGCTTCACTATAGATCTAACCGCTAAAATACAAGAGATCAGAAACTTAATCAATGTAATTATATTTAACCTACAGAGCTGTGAAAGCTTAAATGATATCAGTGAACCAGTAGTAGATGAACTTAAGACAGGTATAAGTAGGATTGATAGCGGCATAACACGATTATCTAAGTTTACAGACGCCTATGCTGCCGCTACTAAGAATAGTATGCAGAATAATGAGATTACTTTTAATGGATACACTCTTCGTATAGTGGAAGAGGAATTAGTGGATAAGAGTATAAAAAATAAAAGACGAAAAGCTATTGCATTAGATTCTAGGGGTGTATTAGTAGCAGAAACTGATCTAACCTTCGCTACTGATAAGTATACCTTATATGAAGAGTTGAAATTACTTCTCAAAAATCAAGGTTTAGTCTCAGATACAGGTGCAGTTGGTGCAGAAGGATTAGCGGGGCTAGCAGATGTAGATCTAGCGACAGAGGATTTTACATCTGATGATGATATCTATAACGATATAGGTCTTGATAATGAACAGGAATTAGTCACAACTTCTGCTGCTGTAACGGCAGAGGTGGGGAATTTCATAAAAGGTATTAAGAGAGGAGGGAGGAAGTTTAGACGAAGAGTACGGCAAATAACGGCTAAATTCGCTTCAACATCCGCGCAAACTCTCAAGCAGGCGGCTAAGGAAGGGAAGTTTAACGCCGCATCCGGAGCTGCTAATAAGTTCGCAGGAAGCTTTGGAAGAGCAGCTAAAGTATCGCAAGGTGCAGCAGCTAAAGATCGTCCATCTCCAGATATACTAACTCCCGCTCAAAGATCTAAATGGCAGGTAGTAGCAAACAACCCCTTAACTAGTCCGATCCTAAAAGCTAAGGCCCGGAGTATTTTGGAAAAAGATAAAGAAGCTCGAGAAGGAGAGTAAGAACTTACTAGAATTTGAAACTTTAAAGTATTTATATTATATGAGTAAACTAGACGCATTTAGAAAATTAATTAGGGAAGAAGTTAAAAGAGGAGTCCGTGAGGAGCTAAAAAACTTTTTAATGGAATCTCAAAATCAAGCAATAAAACCAAAGAAGCCTGTTATACAGGAAACTAGAATTAAAGAAAACTATAAACCTAAGTTCCAAGCACCTCCAAAATATTCCGACGATCCAATTCAACAGCTTCTATCTGAGACTGCTATGGGGATGGGAACAGACGAATATAGAACTATGATGAGTGCAGATTCAGGAATGGCGCAAGGTTTTCCGCAAATGTTCATGCAAGGAGAAGAGTCCCTAACATCACAACCTCAAGTAGTTGAAAATGTTACTGAAATGCTCGCTAGTGCAAGACCTACTAACGACATCAATCAAGTGAATATAGACGTAGTACCTGACTTCTCAGAATTAATGCAAACAATGAAAGCTAAAGGACAGATCTAATGGCATACGGCGTTAAAAATATAAATCCCCTAGATCTAAGACCTAGCACAGCGATAGGAGTCGCTCTTCCGTTCTCTGGGCAGAATGTCTTCGATTCTGTATATACTACTCAAGATCAGTTAAAGTATAATATAATTAACTACCTCTTGACGGATAACGGCGAAAGAGTCTTTGAACCCACTTTCGGTATTGGGTTAAGGAGAGAAGTATTTGAACAGATTACAGATACTAGAGCAGCAGAATTACAAGGAATGATAAGGAGTGGCGTAGAGAGATACTTTCCTAACGTACAAGTAATCGATATAAAAGTAATTCCTTTTGCAGATCAAAACCTTATAAACATCACCTTTACGTATAACATAATCAATACTGGTCAGACAGATCAGATTACAATAAATTTCGAAAATGGCTAGTACGAATACGAATACAAAAGATATAAAGTACTTAAGTAAAGATTTCGCTGATTTCAAATCAACTCTAATCGAATATGCAAAGGCGTACTTTCCAACAACCTATAATGATTTTTCGAAAGCCTCTCCTGGATCTATGTTCATTGAGATGGCAGCTTATGTAGGGGATGTATTATCCTTCTATCTAGATAATCAACTACAGGAAACTTTTCTACAGTATGCAAAACAGACCAATAACCTATATACTCTAGCCTATATGCTAGGATATAGACCTAAGGTAACCTCTGCTGCAACCGTAGATTTAGATGTATATCAGACTGTACCAGCTAAAGGTACACCCGGTAATTATGTACCCGATCTAGATTACGCTCTTATCATAAATGAAGGTATGCAAATAACCTCAACAGTAGGGGCTGTCAACTTTTATGTACCGGAGAAAGTAAATTTCTCTGTTTCATCGTCGATGGATGATCTAGAGATATCCGTATACGAAGTAGATAGTTTAGGAGATCCTACAAGATACCTACTTAAAAAACAAGCTAAAGCATTATCAGGAACAGTTAAGACAACTACATTTAATTTCGGTAATGCTCAACAATTTAGCACAGTAACGATTCAAGACACAGATATAATTGAAGTACTAAACGTAACAGATAGCGACGGTAATAAGTGGTATGAAGTACCCTACCTAGCTCAAGATACGGTTATGATACCTTCCCAAAATACTGCAGGCGCCAATCCACTATATAGTCAAAATGCAGGTACAGTCCCATACATCTTAAATCTACAGAAAGTACCGCGCAGATTCGTAACAAGGTTTCGTTCAGATAGCGTACTAGATATTCAGTTCGGATCAGGTATAAACGCTAATTCAGATGAATCCATACTACCCAATCCGAATATGGTAGGATTCGGTACGATCGATAGCTTGAGCAAGCTAACTACAGCTTACGATCCTGCGAACTTTACCACAACCGAGACATATGGCTTAGCCCCTAATAATACAACCCTAACGGTACAGTATTTAGTAGGAGGAGGTGCTACTGCAAACGTATCTACAAATCAACTTACGAACATAAACAACGTATCGACTACTTTTGCAGGAGGTGTCGTAGATACAACTAAAGGTAATCAAACCATTGCATCAGTAGCCGCAAATAACCCTACTCCAGCAGTAGGAGGAGGTGATGGCGATACACCCGATCAAATAAGGTTAAATACATTAAACCAGTACCCATCTCAGATGAGAGCTGTTACTTTACAGGATTACATAGCAGCTACTTATAGTATGCCTGCTAAATTCGGTCAAGTAGCTAAAGCATTTATTACTAAGGACGATGTACTATTTCGACAAGATACAGGTACAGATCTAACGGTAGAAGATCCTCTAGCAGCTTCTATCTACGTTTTAGGATATGATACTGCAGGACACTTAATACAACCCGCCCTACCCCTTAAAGAGAACCTAAAAACCTATCTCTCACAGTACAGGATGTTAACTGACTCTATTAATATAAAGAGTGCATACGTAATTAATATAGGGGTATCTTTCGAGATAGTACTTAAACCTAATTTTAATAATAGAGATGTATTAGCTAGCTGTATTATTGCACTCAAAGACTATCTTAATATAGATAACTGGCAGATCAACCAACCCATAATCTTATCAGAAATTTATAATACAGTCGCAGGAGTGGTAGGAGTACAATCAGTACAATCAGTTAGAGTATCGAACAATTCCGGAGAAGCTAACGGATACTCTAAATACTCTTACGATATTGCAGCAGGAACCCTGAAAGGAGTTGTATATCCTTCGCTAGATCCTTCTATTTTTGAAGTAAAGTACCCTGATATCGATATACAGGGTAAAGTCGTAACATACTAATATAAACACAAATGTCTGTATATAAAATATTTCCAAGCCAAGATGCAACCATCTACTCAAGTAATCCAACCTATAATGCAGGTAGGGATGAGATATTAGAAGTATCTTCGATAAACAGCAGTGAGTTCATAGGAGCTACAACAACAGGTGATGATATAAGAAGAGCTTTAATTCAATTCTCTAATACAGATATTTCAACCCTTACTGCCTTAAGAGCAAGTAACAGTTATCAAATATGGTTGAGAATGTTTTTAGCCGGTGCATCAGCATTACCACAAGACTACTCGATAGTATGTAATCCAGTATCGCAGAGTTGGGCGATGGGGACAGGTAAGTTTGCAGATGTACCCAATCCTCAAAATGGAGTAAGCTGGTATACCCTAGGAGGATCAAGCAATCCCACGAATTGGGGTACGCTATCAAGCACAAGAGCGTACTTATATACAACCGGAGGCGGTACCTGGAATGCTGCGTATTCTGCATCACAATCCTATGATTATATCGCAGATAAGGATATTAACATGAACGTTACTCCGATAGTAGATGCATGGACTAATAGTACGATTCCTAATTACGGATTTATACTACGCCTTACAGGCTCTTTAGAACTAACGCCAAGTTCATCTATAGAGACTAAGTTCTTCTCAATGGACACACATACGATTTATCCGCCATGCCTAGAACTAAGGTGGGATGACTCAATATACAATACAGGTAGTGCAACTAACGGAATAATTACTTCTGATGACTTCGTACTTCTTGCAGAGAACAATCTAGGAGACTACAAAGAAGGAGCTCAGTATAATTTGAAATTCAAAGCAAGAGATAGATTCCCGGCACGTAATTTTACAACATCTTCTGAGTACTTAAATTGGAAATTTTTGCCATCACAATCTTATTGGGCGATACAAGATTATAAAACCAAGGAGATGATTATAGACTTCGATGTTAATTATACGAAGTTGAGCGCTAATTCTAACGGAAATTACTTTACATTATACACGAACGGATTACAACCTGAGAGGTCTTATAAAGTACTCGTGAAGACATTACTATCAGGGAGCAGTGAAACGGTCGTAGTAGACAACGATATTATAATAAAAGTTGGTAGATAATGAAAGAACCCTTAAACTTATCGAGAACTGTATACGGTACTACTACCTATACTCGAGTTATAGATACTGAGTTTAGGCAATTAGTATCACCGCCTGAACAGGAAGATGAATCTGTTGATGTAGATAGGTTCTTTGAACTCTACGAAGAACTCTTCTTTCAAATACCGGTTACCGGCGAGATTAATTCACACGAGTACCTTGTTAAGAGAAGTAGTGAGTATATAGGAGGGGATCTTTTAACAGATAATGAAAAAGCACTTATCGATGAGATTAATAGTCTAAGGCAGCAATTACTTGAAGCTAATAAAAGCATTGTAGATATAAGCACAATAACCTAATGGAAATAGTAAATATAAGATTATCAGAACCGTCAGATACTTTTCAGAATTACGAAGACAAAGATGTTTTTCTAATTTCATCTGCAAGAGTATCTAGACCCTTTGGATTGCAGCAAGACTATGTAGAATACTTTATCTACGATAGCAACGACACTATCTTATCTACAAACTATTTTGTTGATTCTTTTACAGCTGATAATACAGATCCTGTTACAGGTTTATCGAGTATACTTAATTTAGACCCGGAAGGGGATGTAAGAACGGCGGGCTATAATCGAGGTTCTGTTAAGATAACCTACAATTTTTTTAGGAAGCTATTTAGAAGCAGTGTAACAGAAAATTTCTGGATAAAAGAAATATCTGGAGATAGGACGGAGATTAGAGTATGCCGTCAAGACTTATCTAATCTAGAGTTACAGCAAGCATTTAACGACTATAACCTACAGGTATCAACTAAAGCCTACTACCCAGACTTCTACCTTAACTTCGGCAATAATAGACTCCTAATTGCAGTAAACGTACTCTATGCACTTCAAGACGAAGAAGGGTGCTTACTTTTAAAACTATACGAACCTTTACCGGACGATATACTACTCAAAGATACGTTCTGGCTTGTAGATAAATTAAGTGATGAAATAGCTTACGATGTAACTATTGATGTACCGGTAGAAGAGATTGTAGAATTTAATGCGCTTAGAGGGCCTAATTATAGCGTAGATTTGTTAGAGAAAATAAATCAAACAACTCCAGTCTATAATTACGCGACACTTTTTCAAACCTCCGTCTCCGCTTCATTCCAACAAATAAGAAGCTTGATGGAAGAGAAGGGTTTAGATATTAATATAGACTATACTGACTTTTCAAACTTCGTACACTTCTCTTCTGCTGTTGAGCGTATAAATAACTTTGCTTATAAAGCTGGATTAATTGAGCAGTATGAAAGCGATATAGCAGCGCTAGGATTAGTAGCAGGCAATAATAGCACAATAACCTCAGGAAGTAAAACAATAATACAATCAAAGATTGATTCTGTCATCGAAAAGTTTGACGGATATGAATACTACCTTTATTTTGAATCTAGCTCTACTGCTTGGCCAAAATCAACCTCAACCAAGCCCTATACCCTATACTCTGTAACTAGCTCACAAGCTCTAAACTGGCTAGGAGCTATTGATATCACGCCAACCGTAACTACACAAAGCGTACTCTATTCAGCTTCGTTATACGATTTTGATAATAAAGATGCGGTAGTTAATACGATACCGGAATACCTCAAACAAGATAATTCAAATCTACCCTACCAAACATTCCTAAATATGGTAGGTCAGCATTTTGATAACATATGGGTATACCTTAAGGATGTAACTGAGAGGTATAACGCCGATAATAGACTCACTTCCGGTATATCAAAAGACTTAGTAGGAGATGCATTAAGAGCGCTCGGTATGAAGCTCTATACAAATACAAGCATCTCTGATAACATATATTATTCCATGCTCGCAATAAACCCTGATGGTAGTACGCTACCTCCAACGGGAAGCGAGATGATAAAGTACTATATACCCTATGCCGCTAATGGATTATATGTAGTATCAGAGTATGTAGATCCAGATTACGTAGAGACGTATATGGCCGGAGAAACCGTTCCGGGTGACGATATTACAAAAGGTTTCTACAAGAGACTATACCACAACCTTCCTTACCTTGTAAAGACTAGAGGTACACAGAGGGGCTTGAAAGCGCTCATTAACTGCTTCGGTATCCCAGACACAATTTTACGCGTAAATGAATTCGGAGGCTCTGATAAAGAGTACTCAACACCGGACCTAGTACAAAAACGTCACTCTTTAGCATACGAAAATACAGGCAGTGCTACCTTAAAGTTACCTTGGGTAGGTCAGAATTACTACTACGTAAGCGCTTCGAATAAAAATGTAGTTCCTGATACAGTTGAATTTAGATTCAAATCAACAGGATTACCTACTAACACCTATACATCTCAATCAATATTTCAGGTAGGTAACGGCACTTCAACGCAATTCGGCATCAACTTAGTGTATGATTCAGGATCTGCAATACCGAGTAGCTCTTATCAATACTACGGAAACTTAAGATTATTTGTTAGCGGTACACAGGGATATGCCCGTACATCACCAATCTACCTACCATTCTACGACTCTACTTTATGGTGGAATATAATGATTAAGAGAGAGACGGGTAGTGGGCAGGCACAGAGTAATTCTACATCGAATAGATATTGGGTATATGCAAAGAGTACGGCTTATGATGAAGAGGGTAATGGATTAATAACTTTCCAAGGATCACAAAGTATCTACGTAGATGGAGCTACTTCGGCTAGCTACAACGGAAGCTGGAATAAATTTAATACCTCTAGCTACGAATCAATGTTTAGTGCGTACTTAGGAGGTACCGGTAGTAATAATGTATTAAGCCCGAATAGTACTTTCTTTCAGGGATACTTTCAAGAGTTTAGATACTGGGCATCACCCCTATCTGAAACTGCTTTCGATGAACACGTCATCAATTCAACTTCGTATCGAGGTAATACAGTCACAGCATCACTTTACGATCTAACCTTTAGATTGCCACTAGGTAGTAATTTAAACATACCTTATCTTAATACAGGTAGCGTAGCGGTAAACGAAAAAGATTATGACCTCTATGAATTAGGTATAGCAGGGGTTAGCGACAGTGCATCACTCTCATCATATCATCCAGCAGTATCAGGAAACATATACCTACCTTTTAACGGACAAACCGTAACGGGCTTACCTTCATTTATAAGCGGAAGTACGACATTTAGCTACGGACTGTTCGGAGGTATAAATAATAAGTACTTTCAACCCTTTGAAGTTGTGGATTTGATCCCAACACCTGCTACTGGACTCAGTCAAAAAGTAAATAATAAAGTAACGGTTTCTACAGATGAGACTTTGAGTGAAGACGTGCTATCACCTTTTGTAAGTATACAGCGGGTAAACCAAGACATGAGTAGAAATTCTACTGATCTTGAAGTAGGATTTTCACCATCCGATGTAGTAGATCTAGACATGGCTAATCAACTCGGCTACTTTAATATAGATGAGTACATTGGAGCACCAAGCGACGCTTACACAAATACATACCCAGAACTTACTTCACTAAGAGATACTTATTTCGAGAAGTACTTAAGTAAATATAACGTCAAAGACTTTATACGACTTATAAAGTACTACGACAATTCACTCTTTAAGATGATCAAAGACTTTGTACCTGCAAGAGCTAATCTAGCAACAGGTATTATCGTCAAACCGCATATACTAGAAAGACCGAAGTATGCAAGAAACGAACCTATCGTAACAAGAGATAATAACTATACGTGCTCTATCGATATGGTATCTATTTCCGGATCTAATCCAGAAGATACCTACCTCAATACAACACATACAAGATACATTAAGACAAAACTAGGTACAGTTACTCAATCTAGAACAGATCTAAGCGAACCCTTTACAGGCGATTTTGGAGGTTCAGAGATAGACGGTACAGATGGATATTTTCCGCAAGTAGAGATATCTAATGGAGTGATTCCGGGGACAGGCAATACCGTCTATATAGAACAACCTATAAACCCTTATCAAAATAATGCAGTAACAGAAACAAGGTCTGCAAGATTCCTATCACTTGATTATTCATCAAATATGAATATACCCGTGAATCTAGGACTTGTAACAGGCGCACTTGCTCTATACGAATCTCGAAGCTCTAATCCAGGATCT